CTTGCTCACACATCAATAGCCATTCTCCGTTTGGAAGCTTTTCGTGGAATTTACATTCTGTGATGAAACCGCGCATCTCTTTGCGAGCTTGTGATGCGTCGACCCCGAAATCGAAATTGTCACAGAAGAAGTCTATGACAATATTTGCGAACATAGGATCGAAATTATCGGTTGCGGCCTCAAGATCACCGCTACAGAATGTCTCTCTATCTGACAATGCTGTCGGACAGCACTCTTCCACCCACTCCTCAACACTTCGGCCAGCGATCATCCAGGAACATTCACGCAAACGAGTGAACATGAACTCGTTCAACCAAGAGTAGCGCGAACTTGCTACACTTGAAATCGTGATAGTCCTAAATTTTCCGCCAGAGTATATCGTTTTTGCACTGACCACGTCCACATTTGACGGGTCCAGTCGGTAATCGGAATATAAGAACTCCCGCTTACCCCCCTTAGAACGGGGCATTTCGATACAACTCTTGCCAGAGTTGGGGGCGCGACCTCTGGTCTGAATAGACCGGTCGCGTGAGTAGAAGAGCACTTTGCAGATCCGACGCAAGAGAGCTCCACATTTTTGTTTTCTTATTTTTTTATTGATATCTAGTTCCGCCCTTACTGTACCAACACGCTTGTAGAAGTCCTCAGTTGCTCTTACTGCTAACCGAGGATCCACCACGACAAAGGACTTTCTCCCCATATAGATGGAGAAAGCCCGGGCAACGTCATCGGAGGAGGTTGCGAGGAAGGTCCTAGAGGTACCAGGCCAGTGGAATTTACCACTGCCCGGCTTCCCCACCGTTCCTAATAGAGCAGCCAATTGTACATCAGCCACCTTCTTAGAAAACTGGAACTCCTCATCAACCCCACATAGTGACGACGTCGCGAAAGTGCCGTTTGCGCCGATGATATATAGGAACCAGGAAAAAACTAGATTCATTTTATTTTGCTTACGGGCGAGGAGTCGGTCCAAGTAAGGATCGCTTGATTCCCCGTCGTAGTGCTTGAATGCGTTTTCAATTTCATCCGTCACGGCTTGCAGTTCAATGCAAGCTAGCCGGAAGGGGCCGGGAGAAAAGGGATCATGAGCGACCCATTTCTCACCAAGAAAACGCTTCAGAGAAATCTCATGCTCTTCCTCTAAGTTCTTTCGAACCGAAGGCTTCAGCATCTTGCGCTGAAAGATTTCCCGAAGCTGCATTATTTCACTGTACCGTGAATAATGACAAGTAGCACTAGACCAAGCGTCCCGTTCGTCAGGCTCCGAAAGTTCCCACACTCGATCGACAAGCTCCTCAATAGAGAAGAACTTATCAAGAGATGTCCTCCTAGAGGACATGGAACAGCTCGACGACACTACACTCGCCTCGTTATAGCTTTTTTTAAATAAATTATTTTTTAGACGACAAGCCAGACTATGTTTGAGGCTGGAGGTCACAACGAAGGAAGAATACGAACAGTGTATTCCTCTTACAAAACAACTCCGGGTTTCCCCATCATCGTCGCCATGTAATTGTGCCCCAGAGAGGAGAAGAGACTCCCCCCCACTCTTTCCGTCCGCCTTTATCGTACTAGAAGAAGCTGCAGAAGCAACTAATTCCTCGTTTTCTGTCTGGTTAAACTTCCCAGACACGACGAGATTACTTTTCTCATCTATCCTGTCGGACTCCCTAATGACTTGCGTTAAGTCGGAGCTCCCGGATACCTGTCTAGCTTCCCTGTTTTCCCGAAGGAGGTTGCTAGATGGATTTTTT